TTTTCCAGCAAGGAACGCGAGAATATGGCTAGGCTCATGGCCATGGTGATGGTCGAAGAAGAAGCCATCAAGAACTACGAGAAAACCAAAGACCCGGACAAAGCGATGATGAAGTACCTGCGCATGAGCCACACCTTTCTCGAGAAGGCCATTGCCCGGCGCTACAACCTCATCGACCTCGACGCCGCCAAGCAGATGAAGCGGGCGGCAAGCCAGCTCTGCGTCGTCTTCGTGCCGGAGCGGGAAGCCAGGCGGCGCGTCGAGGAGATTGCCAGGATGAAGAAGACCCTGCACCTCTCAATGTCCGACTTCGAGGATCTTTGTGAATGCATCATGCCGCGGCTTTGCGGCGTCTGCTCTGGCAAGAACTTCCGGCACTGCGCCTGGAAGGAATTCCTGCACCGCTACCAGGTCGAGGTCGTGAACTACAAAGCCGACGAGAAAACCTGCCCTTACAGCTACCCGCAGGCAGGCTGGACCGTCAGCAAGGAATGGGCTGAGAAAATCCAGAAGCCCTTCGATGGGATTGTGTCCGATTCGGACACCGACGAAGAACAGCCGGAAGATGTGTCCGATTCGGACACCGAGCGCACAGAAGGGAGGTGAACATCATGATGATACTCGTGGTACTCGGCATCGTGGCCTGCCTGCTGATTCTCTACAATCTCTGGCGGGCACACAAGACGCTGCAGAACCTGCGAATCTCGAACTGGTCGCCGGGCGACAGCGAGACACGCAGCGAAAGGACGAAGCGGTAAGCGAACAGGAGGTTTGGTTGGCATGGGAATGATTCGCTTGAAGAAGAACATGACAGAGCTCGACATCTTGCGGGCGGAGAAGGAGAATGAAGCACGGCGTCAGAAGGCCCTGTCGGATTTCCGGTCAGGGACAATCAAGAGCCAGGAAGCAAAGACCATCATCCGCGTCTGCGACGAGATGAAGAAAGAGCTGGCACGCAGAAAGAGGGGCTTGAAATGAGTATGCAGAAACGATGTATCCTCCCGCATCCCTGCAATGGGCCGCTCTACAAAGAATGGACCGAGACAGACTTCTTCCTGAAGATGCTCGAGGAATTCGACGAGGTCGGGAAAGCCTACGCGAAGCTGCGGGCGGCAGAGCGGGAAGGATTACCGAAACAAGAAGGGACGATGCGCTGGTGGAAGCTCATGGAAGAATGCGTCGACCTGCAAGTGGCGGCCACCAGCTTCATGGAGCGGTGCGGCTGTACCGAGGCGGCACGGCAGAAGCTCATGGACTACGTCAATCATCACAACGCCCGCAGAGACAACGGCCTGCGGTTCAGGAAGGGTGAGAGCGATGACGGGGAATGAAACCGGGATGCTGCTGAACATCCTGTTCTTTGCGGCCATGTTCTGCCTGACGACCACGCTCTGGCGGAAAGAGAAAGCCAGGGCCGAGCATCTGGACAGGGCACTGCGGCAGATGGCCGACAGCTGGATGCAGGACAGCAAGACCATGGAGTCACGCCTGGATCGCTACAAGAAGCATCTCGATGCCGTGAAAGAAGAGCGGGACCAGCTGACCGCGCGATGCAAGAAGATGGAGCAGGACTTGAAGATGCAGTGGGTCTGGGACAGTAAGCACGGCTACTGGATCCCGAGCAATGCATCTGCCGCGACGCTGATGCAGAAGGTGCCGTTCCCCATCATGGGCATCACCAAGGATGACAAGAAAGACTGAGCAGGAAGGAGAGGCAGATGGACGAGAAATCAGCCAAAGCACAAGCCGAGCGTATTGCGCTGGCCATCGAAGAAGACCACCGCCAGGCGGAACACTATCTGCTCTCCTATGCGCGGGAGCGGAAGGACTACGCGAAGCGGCGGGCGGAATACGTCTACAAGACGACGGCCGGTCACGATCCGACAGCACAATCAGCTGAGCGGGGCATCTTTTTTGATACCCATGCGCGGGCTGCCCATTGGTTGTGGGCGGTCGAGATTCTAGAACAAAGCCTGCCCGAAGAGAAGCAGCTCTTCCTGCGGCTCCGGCGCGATGCCGAGAAGCAGAAGGGCAACGGCTTCTCGCGCGGTCGGCACGGCTGGGTCATCCGTGTGCAACACCGGCTGGCCGAAGAGATGGAGACCCGGTACCCTGGCCGTTCGTTCTGGATGGGTGAGCGGACGCTCAAGGTCTGGTGGAAGGACATGATCTGCCGGACAGCCGAGATTGCCGCCCGCCTGCGAAAAAAATAAAAAGGGCAGCACGTTATTCCGCCATCCGCATGGTAAGATAATAAAAGACCAACCCATAGAAAGCCTCGCGAGCTGAGCAAGCCGCGGGGCTTTTTCCGTGGAAATCACTTGACAGGTAGGAACGAAGAAAGAAAACAGCGTGGATGAAAGCGTGAAACCCCTTGAAATACAAGGCAAAGGAGGTGCTGGCGATGAAGAAGAAACTTTACAAGTTTGTACCGCAGAGAGACAAGAATCGTTTTCTTAACTATCTGGTAGACTGCGGAACGATATCCAAGGCCGCTCAGGCCATGGGCATCTCGCGCCAGACACACTACCTCTGGCTGCACAGCGATTCCAATTACGCCATCGCCTTCAACCGTGCCCGCGCCATGGCCAACGACCTGCTTGAAGAAGAAGCCTACCGACGGGCCGTCGAGGGCTGCGAGCGCGGCATCTACTACAAAGGCGACAGGATCGCGACGCGCATCGAATACTCAGACACCCTGCTCGCGATGCTCTTGAAGGGAGCATTCCCCGACAAGTACAAGGACCGCGTCCAGCAGGAGACCGTAGGAGATGGTGGCGCAGAGCTCACATGGGAAGGAGATGATGACGATGATGACAGCGCAGAAGAAACGGATCACGATACCGTACCGGCCAGAGCCGCTCTGGAAGACGACCATCCATCCAGCACTTGAGAGCCATCGCTTCTCCGTCATCGTTGCCCATCGCCGTTTCGGCAAGACCGTCGGGACAGTCAACCACCTCATCAAGAAATGCGTCCAGAATCATCGGCGCTCGCCCATGTACGCCTACGTTGCGCCATTTCGCAACCAGGCCAAGCTCATTGCCTGGAACTACCTGAAGTACTACACACATGTCATCCCTGGCGTCCGCATCAACGAGTCGGATCTCTTCATCGAGCTTCCGAGCCGTTATCAGGGCGCACAGGGCGGCCGCATCTATATCATCGGTGCCGACCATCCGGACAACCTGCGCGGTACGTACTGGGATGGAGCCATCCTCGACGAGTACGCACAGATCAAGGCAGAGCTCTGGGACGAGGTTGTTCGTCCGTCGCTGGCCGACCGCAATGGCTGGTGTATCTTCATCGGCACACCGAAAGGTCAGAACCAGTTCTACGAGATCTACCAGAAGGCACAGCGCGAGCCGGACTGGTACTGCTGCATGTACCGTGCCGACGAGTCCGGCGTCTTTGCACCGGGCGGCCGATTGGGGCCGAAAGAACTTGAGGCAATGAAGCGAGACATGAGCGAAGAGGGAATCCGGCAGGAACTCTACTGTGACTTCACTGCCTCGGCCTTCAACATCCTCATCACCATCGACATGGTGATAGAAGCCTGCAAGAAAGTCTACCAGAAGGACGACATCCTCGGAGCACCGCGCATCCTCGGCGTCGACGTCGCACGCTTCGGCAACGACTCCTGCGCCATCACGCGTCGCCAGGGCCTTGTTGCCTACAGGCCCAAGGTATTCCGTGCCATCAGCAACATGGACTTTGCGGCAAGACTCATCCAGGAGATCAATGACTTCCAGCCGGACGCCGTCTTCGTCGACTCCGGCCGCGGCGAAGGCGTCATCGATCGCTGCCGGCAGCTCGGCTACGATGTGACCGAAGTATCCTTCGGCGGCAAAGCCCTGGAATCCGCGCACTACGTCAACAAGCGGGCAGAGATGTGGGACGCCATGCGCAAGTGGCTGCAGGCGGGCGGCTCGCTGCCTGACATGCCCGAACTCAAGACAGAACTCGTCACGCCAGAGTACAGCTTCGATGCGGCGAATCGCATGAAACTCGAACCCAAAGAGAAGATAAAGGAGCGGATCGGCAAGTCGCCGGACGTGGCCGACTCTCTGGCGTTGACGTTCTCTTATCCCGTCGTGCCAAAAGAAGCTATGCATGGCTCTGGTGCGACGTGCAATACAGACTACAACCCCTTTTGAGATGTGTCCGATTCGGACACCGAGTACTGGAAGGAGGTGAGCGCCATGTGTTCTGGTGGAGGCGGAGGCAGCTATACGCCGCCGAAAGTAGACCCGGCACCGACGACGGTCGTGCCGACGGATGAAGCGGCGACGACGGCTGCAATCAGCAAAGAGCAGAAACGCAAGAAAGGCCGCAGTGCAACGGTACTCTCGAGCGACCGCAATAGCTTGTTGTCGAGCCTCGGCAACAGCAACGGTGACAGCGGCGTCAGAAGAACGCTCGGATAAGGAGGAGCAGCATGGAACGAGACAAGCAGGGAGCGAGGCTCCCGCCGGGCGGCATCTCACTTGTCAAGATGTCGGATGTCGGCAGGCGGCTGAACATCTCGAAGCGGCGCATCCAGCAGCAGGTCAGTGCCATGCTGCAGAAGCGCACGGCGTATGAGACACGCTGGAAGGCCATCCGAGACTACCAGCTGCCGTACATCGGCTATTTCGACGACCGCGACGACGAGCAGACGATGGCCGACCGCAAGGACCGGCACATCTACAACAGCACGACGTGGCAGGCGAACCAGATCTTTGCCGCCGGTGTGATGAGCGGCCTGACACCGCCATCGCGAAAGTGGTTCCGGCTGAGCTTCTCGAACAAAGAGCTGGCCGATAACTCGGATATCGGCAAGCTGCTGGATCAGCGCATGGACATCATGAACGATGTTCTCGAGAAGTCGAACTTCTACACCGCTATCCATTCGTGCTACCTCGAGCTCGCATTTGGCCAGGCACCACTCGGCATCTTTCCGGACAGTCGCTATGGCGTCCACTTCACGGCCTATCCCGTCGGCAGCTATGCTTACGAGTGTGGGCCAGATGGCCTCGTCAACACCTTCGTGCATCGCATGAAGATGAGCGCCCAGCAGCTCGTCGACAAGTTCGGTCGCGAGAATGTCACGCAGGCCGTCCGCGACGAGACCGACAATGGCGCTGGCGTGCGGGCTGTGCATCGCGTCGTCTGGTTCGTCACACCGAACCGCCTGGCCGCGCCGGACAAGCTCGGCAGCATCTACATGCCGTACTTGTCGGCTTACTACCTCGAGGAGAGTGACGAGGACGAGTTCCTCTACCTCGGTGGCTTCGAGGAATGGCCGGTGCCGGTCGCCCGCTACATCATCACGGGCAATGATGCCTACGGCAAGGGCCCTGGGTGGTACGCTGAAGGCGATGCCAAGGCCCTGCAGCTCATGGAGAAGGACCTGCTGACCGCCGTCGAGCTCGGTGTCAAGCCGCCGATGCAGACGACTGCAGAGACCGTCGCCAAGGGTATCAACCTCGTGCCGGGCGGCAAGACGTATGTCCGACAGGATGGAGCCGTCAAGCCGCTCTTCCAGGTCCAAACCGATATCGGCGACCTGCGTGCGCAGATCACCCAGCTCGAAGACCGCATCAAAGAAGCGTACAATGCGAACCTCTTCATGATGCTCAACGAGATGGAAGACAAGACCATGACCGCACGGGAAGTCATCGAGCGCAACCAAGAGAAGATGACCGTCCTCGGGCCAGTCGTACAGCGCATGCAGTACGAATTCCTCTCGAAGATCATCGAGCGCGTCTACATGGTCCTCGACCGGGCCCAGGTATTTCCTCAGCCGGAAGACCCCGCAATGCAGGAAATGCTCGCCCAGCAGGACATTAAGATCGAGTACATCTCGCCGCTCGCACAGGCTCAAAAGGTGGCAGGACTCACGAACATCGAGCAGTTCTACGCATTCCTGATGAACCTTGCGCAGGCCAACCCGAACGTCATCGACAAGCTCAACTTCCCCGAGACAGTCAACCGCTACGCCGACATGCTCGGCACGCCGGTGGCCATCCTGCGCACGGACGACGAGTACGAGAAGATCCAGCAGGAGAAAGCCGAGAAGCAGGCCCAGATGGAACAACTGCAGCAGGCCAAGCAAGTGGCCGACATGGCAGCACCGGCAGCTCAGGCCGCAAAGAATGCCGCACAGGTAGCGCAGGACGGCAACCCCGCCCTGCAGCAGCTGATGGGTGCCGATACATTGGGCTATGGCCAGGGAGGATGACATGGATAAGCAAGAAAAAGAAGCGCGAATCATCGCGTACGCTCGTCAGGAGCAGGAGAAGCGCGACGTTGCCTCTCTCGACTACCTGATGGCAGACGAGCGGGGGAGATGGTTCTTGATGCGGCTCATGGACCGCTGCCACATCATGGACTCCCCCTTCCCCGACCACACGAACCGCATGCTCATCGCTGAAGGAGAGCGACGGGCGGCTCTGACCGTGCGGCAGAACATCATGCACATGGCAGATGGCTTAGCACAGTATCAGCAGGCCGAGCGGGAATACATGGACTTCCAGCAGCGCATGGAAGACCTCATGCAGACAACAGAAAGCGAGGATCATCATGAGAGACCTGTTTTTTAGGCTCCAGCGTTTTGGAGCACCTGCCGATGCCGCGGGAGATGGCGATACGCCAGCACAGGGCGGTACGCAGGACCAGCAGGATACAGGAGCGAGTGCATCACAGCCAGCCCAGACAACCATCTTGGGCAGTCAGCCACAGGCGAGCCAGGGCGGCGAGCAGGCACAGGGGCAAAGCAGCCAGGGCAACATGGAAACCAAGACTGGAGCAGAGCCGCCTGCCACCTACGACTTCTCGGGCGTCGTGCCAGAAGGCATGGAATACGACGCCGAGCGGGCGGGGCAATTCGGAGCCCTGGCACGCGAATGCGGCCTCTCACAGGAGCAGGCAAGCAAGCTGGCAAGCTACGGCATGCAGTACATGCAGGCTGGACAACAGGCAGTAGCAGATGGAATCCGCCAGACGATGGACGGCTGGGCACAGGAAGCACGTCAGCAGCTCGGCGGTCAGTTCGACGACGTCACCGCAAAGGCGGCCGTCGGACTCAATGCAGCCGAGCGCAAGATCCCCGGCCTGCGTCAGATGATGAACCTCACGGGCGCCGGTAACCGCGTCGAGATGATCCAGCTCATGGCCGAATTCGGGAAATTGGTTGGCGAAGACCCCGGGCATATGGGCGAGGGCGCACACGAGAAGACCCTGTATCCGAACACAGACTTCAGCAGATACTAATAGCACAGAAGGAGGAACTCATCATGGCATTATTGGGAACCCAGGCGCTCACACTGAGCGACCTGCAGAAGCGAGTGGACCCCGACGGCAATATCGCCTACATCATCGAGGCCCTGCTCAACGCAAATCCAATCATGGACGACATCGTCTGGAAGGAAGGCAACCTGCCGACGGGCAACCGCACGACAGTCCGCGCTTCCATGCCGACGCCGTCCATTCGCCGTATCAACGCCGGTGTTGCCCGCCACAAGAGCAGCACGCGCCAGGTACAGGATACCTGCATCATCCTCGAGGATCGCTCCTGCATCGATATCGAGGAACTGGCACTGGCACGCAACCGCGAAGCCTTCCGCCGCAGCGAGGATGCAGCCTTCGTCGGCGGCTTCACCGACGCTGTGGCCGCCAACATCTTCTACGGCAACACGGACGACACGCTCGACACCTTCAATGGCCTGACAGCTCGCTACGATACCATCGGTGGCGAGAAGAACGACGCAGGTTACCAGGTCCTCGCGGGCGGCACGGCAGGCACAAACACGAACACCTCGGCCTTCTTCGTCGGCTGGGGCACGTATGCGACGACCGGCATCTACCCGAAAGGCTCGCAGGCTGGCTTGCAGCAGCGCGATCTCGGCGAGCAGACCGTACAGGATGCCGACGGCAAAGAATACCAGGCCGTCACGACACTCTTCAGCTGGAAAGTCGGCATGGCCGTGCAGGACATCCGCGCCAATGCACTTGTCCGCAACATCGACGTCTCGAAGCTCGCCGGCTTGACAGCGGCTGACAGCAAGAAGCTCGTCAACCAGTTCATCTACGCGAAGAACCGCATCCGCAACCTGCAGGGCCGCGATAAGAAAGTCGTGCTCTACGCGTCGCCGGCACTCTTCGACTTCTTTGAGATCTACCTCAACGACAAGAACAACGCCTACATCACGCGCCAGGAGCTCATGGGAGGCATCCCGCAGCTCTACCTCTCCGGCATCCCCATCAAGAAGTGCGATGCGATCAGCGAGACGGAAGCGGCCGTCACGACGGCGTAAGAGAGGAGGACCATCATGATTCTGGATAAAGAGAATACCTTCTTCGACAAGAAAGCCTTGTCGGCTTCCGACCTGACGTCGGACATCGTGCAGGTAGGCCCGGGCGAATCGGGCTGTCCGCTCCACCTCGTGGCAGCCGTCACGAAGGACGCAGGGACCGGCACTCTGACCACCAAACTCGAGACATCCGCCACGTCGGACTTCAAGTCCCCGAAGACGTTGGCGACCTACACCGCTGTGCCACTCGCCGCCGACGTGCCGCGCGGCAACCTCGGCTACCTGCGCCTGACGGTCACATCGACCTACAGCAAAGGGACCTTGACCGCGGGCCTCGTGCTCGACGACGATATCGACTGGTAAGCAAGGGCCGGACCCCGCAGGGCCCGGCCTTTTGCATGAAGGAGGGGCGAACATGAACCGCATCGATATCTGCAACATGGCCCTGTCATTCCTGAACAGCGGCCGCATCAATTCACTTGATGACGCCAGCACAGCAGCGAAGCTGTGCAAGATTAACTATGACCATCTCCGGCAGCGGCTTTTGCGCATGTATCCCTGGGGCTTTGCCGAGAAGATGGCCAAGCTGGCACAGCTTGAAACGCAAGGTGTCGGCTATGCGTATGCCTATGCGTATCCAGGGGATTGCCTCCTGCTGCGGTTCGTCTTCGCCGAAGACCATGCAGCGGACTATGAAGAAGAGCGTCAGGACTTTCGCGTCTGCCACTTGGGAGAAGCCGGACAGGCCATTCTCACAGATGTTGCCATGGCTTATGCAGCATATACCGCAGACATCAGGCCGACGGGGACGTTCAGCGCAGAATTCATCGACGCCCTTGCCCACATCCTGGCCAGCGTGATCGCGATGCCGCTCACAGGCAATACGGAGCTGCAGAATATCAACCTGCAGCTTGCTCAGCAGGCAGTAGATCTCGCAAGATACCAGGACGTCAGTGAGCGGGAACGGCGTACGCGCTATCCGCATAAGTACAGTGATGCGAGGTTCGTATAGGAGGGATGAACGGTGGAACCATATTATGCCATACAGCCGGCGTTCACGGGCGGCGAACTCTCGGAAGACGTCTCGAATCGCGTAGACCTGGACAAATATCAGCTCGGGCTCAAGCAGGCGCAGAACGCCATCATCCGTCCATATGGATCCGTACACAAGAGACCGGGACTCATCTATTGCGGGAAAACAAAATATGTGGGCGATGGGAAGATTGTCCGGCTGCAGGAATTTGATTTTCTCACCGACCTTTCCTATCTGCTCGAATTCGGAGACAAGTACCTGCGGATCTGGCGGGACGGCATATATCTAGGCGTGGAGCTTGCCACACCGTTCGCGTCAGGTGACCTCTCACGATTGCGCTTCACGCAGTCCGTCGATGTCATGTACATCTGTTCAGGGATCTATCCCGTACAGAAGCTGTCACGTTATGCCGAAGATGATTGGGAACTCACGGAAGCAGAATGGGAAACGTCGCCTTTCTGTGATGTCAACAAGGACACCGCTTGTACCATACGGCCAAGCGGGAAGACCGGGACCGTCACGCTGACGGCCAGCAAGGGAATCTTTTCGTCAGATAACATAGGAGATACCATTAAGCTGGACCAGTACGTGGACGGGCGTTCCGTCGAGACGACAAACGGGACAAGTTCAGAGATCCTCGTAGGCAAGACCTGGAAAGTCATCACGCATGGGACCTGGACGGGGACGGTGCAAGTCCAGTACTGCGGAGAGAAGAATCATCTGCCGAACCAGGACTGGAAGACCCTGCGCACGTACACATCGTCAGATGATTACAACCCGTCAGAGTCTGGAGATGTCGAAGAGTATACCTACATGCGCATCCATGCATCCATTTCGTCGGGGACTTGTAAGGCCAATTTATCGTCTTATCCGTATACGCATACGGGCTATGTGAAAATTCGGAGCGTGAATAGCACGACGACGGCCGTAGGCACTGCGGACTGGCTGGGCAGCACGGATGCGACGGAAGACTGGTACTGGCCAGCCTGGAGCAAGACCAATGGGTATCCATACTGCGCGACGTTCTTCCAGGACCGTCTCGTCTTTGGCGGGAGTCCGGGAGAGCCGCAACGCGTCTGGATGAGCCGCTCGGGCGACTACGAAGATTTCAGCATTGATAAGGAGAGCGGCACGGTGACAGACGATAGCGCGGTAACAGCAGACCTGCTGAGCCGTAAGGCCTGCGCTATCAACCACATGGACGCCGGCAATGACCTGATTGTCTTTACAGAAGGCAACTCATGGACCATCTCGGGCAGCGAAACCGTCACACCATCCAGCATCACGCCACGTAACCAGGAGAACTACGGCGTTTCAGATATTGCGCCACTGCGAGTCGGCAATCGCGTCGTCTACATCCAGCGTCGCGGATCCGTAGTACGTGATACTGGCTACGACTATAACACGGATTCCTACGTCGGCACAGACCTCACGTTGCTCTCCAAAGACCTGATCAATGGTCAGACCATCGTTGACGATGCCTTTGCACAGGAGCCAGATTCCCTGCTCTACTTTGTCCGTGCTGATGGAGTCATGCTTGTCCTGACCTATGTCATGGATCAGAAAGTCTATGCCTGGTCACATCTGGTGACGGATGGGATATTTGAGAGCGTGGCGTCTGTCAACTGCGGTAACCGGGATGATGTTTATGTGGTGGTGCGTCGTACGATTGGCACGCAACAGGTGCGCTGCATTGAACGCTTCGACCGTGATCGCGTATCGGATAATCAGCAGGACTACATCATGCTGGACTCTGCGGTCATTTACGATTTGGACCAGGCAGCCAGCGTCATCACAGGACTCGAGAATCTCGAGGGCAAGACGGTACGCGTCCTGGCGGACCAGTATCTCTACGATCCCATGACGGTGCAGGGCGGCAAGATTACCTTGCCAGACGGTGTATCAGCCAAGCGGCTCGTGATAGGCCTGCCATACACGATGATCCTGGAACAGCCGAACTGGGACGTAGGCAATATGCAGAGTGGAACCGTGCAGGGACGGAATAAGACTGTGACGAAGGCTATCCTGCGCCTAAAGAACAGTTTCGGCGGTTGGATTGGCCCGGACGCAGATCACCTGCAGGAGATCATCTACGATCCGCAGCGCATGGAAACCGGTGAGAAGGTCTTGACCACCGGCGACCGGACAGTCACACTGCACGAGAAAGGCGTCAACACGGAAGGCAGGACTTATATCTGCCACGAAACGCCATATCCATTTACCTTGTCAGCAATCATAAGGGCGGTGACATTCCTTGGTTAAAGAAAATCACAAGACATACACCATCTGGAAACTCGAGTGGCCGGAGATCCTCGAGGGCGAAGAAACCTACGGCCTGGCACGGGATCTGGCGAAGAATCTGCGTGAGGTCGACCGGCGCGAGATTCTGACTTTCACCGATGACGTCGAGCAAGAAGTGCAGGAATCCATCGACTGGAGCTACGAGCTGCAGTACGCCACCACGAAGAGCGGCAACATCATCGCCGTCTGGGGCGTACAGCCGAAGCGCAACGACGAAGGCCTGCGGACGCACGCCCTGATCTGGTGTCTCGGGACGGATCTCATCAAGCGGTATGCTGTCTCGTTCGCCAAAGAGTCCAGGAGCATCCTGCAGGAGTGGGCCAAGCGATACGGCTCACTCTACAACATGGTGGGCGCATTCAACGACGACGCCATCCGCTGGCTCCAGTGGGTAGGCGCGTCATTTGATGCGTCCGCGAAGATTATCAAGAACGGGGAGACCTTCCTGCCGTTCGTCATCCATCCAGAACGATCCGAAGAGAAGGGAGGAGATTGAGATGTGCAGCGTCATTGCAGGGCTGACTGCCCTGGGAGGTATCTTCCAGTACCGCCAGCAACAGCAGCAAGCCAACGCACAGGCCGCCATGTATCGGGCGCAAGCCGATGCGGCCGAGCAGAATGCCAGGATTGAGAACCGCAAGCAGGAGCAGATCGCCGACAACTACGCCGCGCAGGCCGACAAGCTGCGCTCGCGCCGCCGCCTGATTGAGGGCAGCCAGCGGGCACAGACCGGTGCGGCCGGCCTGAACTTCGGCGGCTCGGCCATGGATATCCTCTTGTCGAGCAACGATGCCTACCTGCAGGATCAGATGACGTTGCTCTCCAACCAGCGCAACGACAACTATAGCTCGCGCGTGGCAGAGAGCAACTACGAGGCGCAGGCGGCCAATGACAGGACCGCGGCGAGCAACATCAAGCGGGCGGCAAAGTGGCAGGGCCTCTCGACCATCCTCGGCACAGCGGCCAGCGTCTACGGCGTCGCACAGCCATGGAAGGATACCGGAGCCACTGCCTCGAGCAGCACGGGCGGTGCGTACCAGTACTACAACGAGAAGACCACGGCGGACACGTGGGCCAAAGCCAACCGGCAGTTCCCGACCGTCTCGGGCACGGGCTACCTGACGTATGGCAAGCCCGTCCTGTCCTACGGCAAGAGCACGGGCTGGGATATCCGGCCGGATTACTACAGCCGGAACGGCAAAGTGAACTTCCCGTTCCGCTTTTGAGTGAGGAGGAAACGACATGAAATTCAGCAGCTACCAGCCCGTCGTCAATCCGAACACCATCAACCCGCCGACCGTACAGGCTCCGAGAGACCTGGAAGTGTACGGCACAGGCGGCAAGGAATGGAACGCGCTCGCTGGAGCCGTCGGCCAGGCCACGAAGGTGCTCGCCCAGAAGCAGGACGATGAAGATGCAGCCGACGTCATGGACGCGAGGAATCGCATCATGACCTCGCTGAATGAGCAGCTCTACGGCGAGCAGGGGCTCATGACGCTTGGCGTGGGCAAGAATGCCAAGGGACTGACGGACCGCGTCACGCAGGCCATCCAGGACACTTCAGCGGAGATTGCCAAGGACTACAACCCGCGCGTCCGCTATGCCCTGAAGTCCACGCTGAACGACAACATGCTCAACTACCAGCGCATCGCCACCGGCCAGGAGAACCGGGAGCGGGAGAGCACCGAGCAGGCGGACTATCAGGCGGCCCTCAACATCAACACGCAGAACGCTGGCATGACATGGGACGTCACGAACGCCCTGACGAACTACGAGAACGACACGCGCCGCATCATCCTGGCCTACGGCGCGAAGCGCGGCTGGACCGGCGAGCAGATGCAGTCCGAGCTGATGGGGGCCATCACGAAGCAGGTCGCGTCGGCCGTGACGGCAGCCATCACCGCAGGAAACTATGACCGGGCCGCGCAGATCCTGCAGGTGAACCGCGGCAAGATGGACCAGAACGTCTACAACCAGCTCTACGGCTCCGTCAAGCAGAAGCAGGATGTGGCTAAAACCTACACGACGGCAGATGATATCGTCAACCAGTGCTGGGACCCGAAGACAGGGCGGTTCGATTGGAACAAGGCCAATGAGCTCATCAAGCAGAACTCCTACAGGAACGTAGGGGGGCAGGGGATAACCGGAGCTTCTGGAAAGGAAGCTTTCTTCGCATCAGTGGAACAGCAAGAGGACCCAAATGGAGATCCGAACGCGGTCTCATCAGAAGGTGCCGTTGGTATCTATCAGATTATGCCGGGCAACTGGCCGGCATGGTCGAAGGAAGCCGGGTACGAGGGTGCCGACCCGAACGACGAAGCGGCGCAGCGTGCAGTCGGACGATTCAAGCTGGGCCAGTATTACGACAAGTATGGACCAGAAGGGGCACTGGTTACCTGGTATGCTGGTGAGCAGAACGGACAGCGCTGGGTGACTGGCGAACCGGATGCCATTGACGAGAACGGCAACCACTATGCTTGGGATAAGCAACTGAGCAATGGCCCATCCATCAAGGAATACGTCAACAGCGTTATGAGCAGGATTCCGAAGGGGGCTGGCGGACAGAATGCGGGCGGTGGCAGTGGTGGTATTGATATCTCCAAGAAAGTCTACTACACAGTCAAGCCTGGCAAGGAAGTCGAAGTCACGAATCTTGGACATTCGACATGGGCAAAGCTCAACGCCTTGGCTGCCCTCTATGAGCAGGCTTTTGGTCAGCAGGATGATTATGAGCCGTTCTATGTCACGGCGGGCGGTACAACCAAAGGACACAATCCGGGTAGCAAGCACTACGAGAACCGTGCCTTCGACATCGCGATGGACAGCCTGGCCCGTCATCCAGAACGCCTGCAGTGGCTACAGGAACATGCAGCTGACGTCGGCCTGAAACCGTTGAATGAATATGCGGGCTATGGCAACGAGCAGTGGGCGGATGGCGACAACTTTCACTTCAGCGATGACGGCGGAGATTTTGACGAGAACGCTTATATGGGCGGAGGCAGTGGTGCGGCGGTATCAGGAGGGACGATGTATGACCCGACCATGGAGAAGAGCCTGCGAAGCGCAGTAGAAGCCGGGTTGCAGGATCGCATGAATGCGTATAACCAGAACAAGCAAAACTATTTCGATGATGTAGAGCATGCAGTTGATACAGCGGGCTCGTTCTCAGCTGCCAAAGCACTTGTCGAAGGAGACACGACACTCGACCTGCAGCAGAAGAACACGCTGATTGGCATGGCTGCGTCGAAGTTTGGCGTCAACCGGAATACGGGCTTACCGGCAAGTGGAGCTGGAGGTGTTACTGCATCCAAAATCGAGACAGCCTACAACACATTGGAGAACATGAACATCAATCTGCAGAATGGCAATGCCATTGAGACGGCTTCGTTTACTGCAGCAAGGCGGGCCGGAAACCTGCTGGATGACAATGGCGTCCTGACAGATGAACAGTCGAGTGAATTGCGGGCGGCCTACCAGAGCCAGGACTTTATGTCGTCGCTTACGGATGATATCGAGACGAATGGCATGGGCGGTGCATACAATCACTTGATTCAGAATGGCATGGACCCGCTCGTGGCGACGATCATCATCACGAAGAGCGACACGCACTACCTGCAGAAAGACTATCAGGGCGATCAGGAAGAGCCGGAGGAGGGCTGAAGATGGCGTTTGATTTGGAAGGCTACCAGAACATGGTGGCTCAGAAGAAAGAGAAGAAAGAACAGGCGGAGGCAGAGGCACAGGCCGAAGCCGCCAAGATGGCGAATGGGCCCTCTCTGCTCGACCGCATTGGTGATCTGGCATCAGGTGCCGTAGAGACGGTCAAGGACGTAGCAGATGCTGCTTGGACGATGGAGAAGAATGCGCAGGATGTCAAGACGCGTGGGCAGCAGTTGGAGATGGCCTACACCGATGCATCCATCCAGCAGTCCGAAGCGAGTGGAAATTATCAAGCACAAGAGAATGCGTATAAAAACTTCCAGCAGGCAGGAGCTGCGACAGAAGGAACCGTTGAGAATGTACTGCGGTCCCCGTTCCGTCAGGCATCTCGTAGCTTGATCGAGAACTATGCCGACCGCACGGATGATTCCATCTTGGGCGATGCGGCAAAGGCACTACAACGCACGGATGCAAACCTCGAGTATTTCATGACGGATGAGGAGAAGCTGACCAAGGCTCGCCAGATTGAAGCGAGTACCGGTATTCCTGCTGACTCCTTCTTGCAGGACAATACGGCCTACAAGAAGGCACTTGATGTCTACCACTACAAACAGAAAATCGATGCGGCAGGTGGCGATATCAATGTTGTCTGGCAGGAATTTCCGGAGCTGCAGGGCGTGGCCGATATGGATAAAGAAGGCGCAGCGATTGCCCTGCACAACCTCGATGCCGTCCGCTCGACGCATGGCATCATTGACACCTTCCAGAAGATGCTGGAGCGCGGCAATGTCAAGCTCGAGTACGACAACCTGCAGTATAAGATCATGATGGGCGCGGCAGACGATAACGACCGACAGAGGGCGGAGGATCTCAAGAAGCAGCTCGAGGAGGATCGTCGTACTGCGCCGTCGTTCCTCGAGGACCCGATTGCGGCCATTGTGGGCGGCGTGGCAGAATCCGCGCCAGAGATGTGGCAGTCAACGTCGGAGTCTTTGCGAGAAGCAACGGCAATGGCCGTGATTGCAGCAGCAGCCAGCGCGGCAGCGGGCTCCGTGGCCACGCCGATTGGTGCCGCAGTGGGCGGCACAGTTGGCGCGGCGGGCGGCTTCGTCTATGGCTTGGGGCGCGGCTTCCTCGCACAAGTCGCAAGGCGCGAACTCATTGCGGCGGCAGCTGGTACAGGCCTGCGGCTCGGTGCTTTTACGGGCATGGCACGTCCTGAGATTGGCTCGCGCTTTGCCGAGTACAAGGAACTCAAGGACGAGAATGGCAACCCGCTCTTAACGGAGAACCAAGCAGCTGGCTGGGCCATGCTAGGCGGCTCGCTCAATGCGGGTATCGAGCTGGCGAACTTTGGCGTCGTGACGCGAGCACTGGCCGGTGCACCGCATGCGCGGAAGGTCTTCGGCGACATCATCGAGCAGACAGGCTCAAGGATGCTGACGCGCGAGAAGATCCTGAATACCCTCAAAGACCGAACGGGCGATGTCCTCAAAATCACGGTATCCGAGGCGGGTGAGGAAGGCCTGCAGTCTATCTCGGACGACATGGTCCACAACGGCATGGAGTGGAGTACCGGCGACACAAGCAACAAGATTTACGGCCCGGGCGAAATCCTGGAGCGGGCAGGCAAGAGCACCCTGCAGGCCATCCCTGGCTCGCTGGGCTTCGGCCTGCTCGGCGCGGTGGGCGGCACCGTATCGTCGGGCTTCCGGCAGACGGCAGCCATGCGCCACCTGGCAAAGTTCGAGGCAATGTATGGCGAGAATGCCCGCAAGACCTACACCGGCACCGTCATGCTCGAGCAGCTGCAGCAGGCTATCGATAAGGGCAACCTCAAGGAAAAGGCTCCAGATGTCCAGAAGAAGATCCTGCGCGAGCAGCTCAAGAATACGGACTATCCCGAGGTCTATATCGACACGGAGATGGCCATGCAGCAGGAAGGCGGCCTCGAGAACCTCAAGGACGTAGCCAAGACGGCAGGCATCTCGAACGACGCTTTGCAGACGGCCATCGAGGAGAAGGGGAGTATCCTCGTGCCGACCGAGCAATTCCTGCAGGCTGGTACGAGTCCGGAGTTCTTGCAGAACGTCTCCTTCTCACCGGAGGCCGACAGCATGGCCCGCATGCAGCATGACGCCAAGACTATCCTCGAGGACATGCAGAAGCGGCAGCAACAGTCCATCGACAAGCAGGTCGAGCTCATCAACAACGTGCTCGACCAGTACTTCCCCCTGCATGAGAAGAGCCCCGCAGAAGACCAGGCCATGCGCGACATGGCTACCGTGGTCATCTATAAAGACCCCGCCAATCCGACAAGAGGTTGGTCAGCCGCCATGAAAGAGCGCCAGGCCCGCCTGCAGGAGATCATCGGCCCTGTACTGGAACGTCTGCGTGATGGCATGGGCAAGGGCGGCCAGCTCATGGAAGTCGAGGACGAGCAGGGCAACAAGAAGACACAGCGCTTCACCGAGAACGACGAGTGGTACAGGGCCTTCTACAAGGCGTTCAAACGCCAGCCGACCGAAAAAGAACTCGAGGACATGGCCGTGGCCGTCGTGACCGGAGACCCATCCGCGCCAAAACTCGAGGGATGGATCCCGACGACCGAGGAAGAACACCAGGCCATGGCAGCAATCAAGCCCGAAATTGACGAGCTGCGCAAGGACATCGAACACCTTGAGGCCATCAAGGGAAAAATGAAGTTCTTGACTGGTGCTGAGATGGAGATAACGCAGGGTCTCACCAAAGAAGGCTTCCAGGTCTATCACATCATCCGTGACCAGCTTACGAACGTCGACATCGACGGAGGCCGTACAGCCCGCGCTGCCCGCCTCGACGCCATCCTCTTTGCCCGCCATGCCGACATCGTGGCCGACATCATCAGCAAGAAGACCGGCAAAAAATATACCGCCCTCGACTACATGCGAGAGCGGTATGGGTTGAATACGACGGGGAAAAACGTAGGAGATCTGGCACAGTCTATGAGTGATACGGCTCTTGTCAGATTGCAACAGGATCAGAAGGCCTGGAATAATCTCATAGATGAATATGAGAAGTCAGATAAAAATGTCTGGAAAAAGTACAACAACGGTAAACTGTATGACTTAATGAAGATTCCGTTGGTGCTACAGCTGCTTCACGTGCCCTATGATGATATTAAAGTATACGGGAGCTTTTTCCAGCATAGCCTGCGCGCCAGCCACCCCGGTATGACTACGAATCTCTTGCGGCAGCTTCCTGCGAGCATAGCTGACCCTGTTATGGTCTTGCGTGGGAACAAACCAGATTCCTATGTGTTCGTATTGGAACTGAAAACGGATAAGGGCGCATCCGTCGTGGCTCCGGTGGAAATCAATAAACTAGATGAACGCAGGGGAATCGTCATCAATGTGCTGAATAGTGCATTTGCAAAGGAAAAAGCCAATGGTGAACCTAGCTATGGTTGGCTGAAAAATGCGATAGAAAGTAAAAATATCTTGTACTTGAATAAAAGAAAAAGCATCGCCACAGCTGGGGCCTACTGGAACCAATCACCAGCGGATGCCCAACTTAGCAATGCTTTATCTAAGTTCATTATATCGAATAGCTCAGATGGCGTCAAGACTGAAGAAGATCTTGAAAAATTAAAAAAAGCGAATCCGGGGCTTTATCAGATGGAGGGGCAAAAATTATCAGCCCAGCCAGTAACCAACCAGACTCGCAGCAGGGAGTCGCATGGCAGTATCACACCGATGGCGAATGGGCAACGCATCATCTCGCTTTTTGAGAGTGCAAATGAATCCACTTTCCTACATGAGATGGGGCACATGTTCCTGATGGACCTCGAGGACCTGGCCAAGATTGATGATGTTTCCAGAAAGGAACTTCATATCGTGCAGGAGTGGGCTTCCTGGCATCCTGATGACTATAAGCTGTATAAGGATTCGAGGTTCGAAAAGGAGTTTTATGACCGGGAAATGGCCATCATTGCCGCAGAGCAGCAGGGGAACACGGAACAGGCAGAGTTTTTGAAATTTGTCTGGCAGCAGGAGCGCTTCGCCCGTGCCTTCGAGATGTACCTGCACGATGGCCATGCGCCAGCGAAAGGCCTGCGGGCGGTGTTCCGCAAGTTCCGTTCCTTCCTGATCAGCATCTACAGTGCCATCATTGGGGATGACGTGAAGCCAAGCCTGCCGGTGCGCCGCATCATGGACCGCATGATTGCCACCGAAGAAGAGATTGACGAGATGGCGCTCGACGACCGTTACCGTGATGTCACGAAAGCGGGCGGCGAGAAACTGCTGGATGAGTCGGAAGAAGATGTCTACAAGCGCTGGAAAAAAGATGCTGAAGACGAGGCCAAGGAACACTTGACGAAGCGCCTCATGGCAGACCTGACGAAAGAGAAGGAAGACGAGTTCCAGCACCGGATGGACAAGGAGCGGGAGACTTTCCGGAAGGCTCTGCAGAATGAAGACGTGTATCTGGCTGAGCAGGCCATCAAAGCAAGCGGTGGAGATGAGAATATCGTCCTGAACTGGTTCCCGAGCGTCGAGGCGTATCGAGAAGCGCGGGAGGCAGCGCCGCCACTGGAGACGATGCTGAAGGAGCACATGGATGCCTACGCACAAGAGCTGGACCGGGAGCTGACCGAGAGCCATCTTTCCGAGGAAGCCGTGGCCAAGGCCATGGACTCCAGCAAGTATCGGGCGAAACTGGAATCTCTGACAGCCACCTGCTTCGCCAAGAAGAAAGGCCTGCTCAAGAAGATCACGCGCAAGACCGAGCAGGCCATGCGGTCGGTCGAAGAGAAGATCATGGGACTGCCGGATGATATCGACCTGAAGATGGAAAAAGACAGCGACCTGGTTAAGGCGCTCATGAAGGCCATCAACCGGCTGCGCTTCTCGACCAGGTGGTCGAGCAAGGATTATGAGACCATCCAGCAGATGATTGATGCTGCCACGAAAGAAGAAGCCAAGAAGGCCATGGACGATGTCAAGCAGAAGATGAAAGACGACAAGGCCAACGAGGATGCCGTGTTCAGGGCTAACGAGGGCAAGATGCGCGTGTTCCGGAATCTGGCCAGGAAGACCATCCAGGCCAAGCCACTGCATGAAGCCTGCAGCCCGGGTTACTATACACATGAAGCGAAGAAGTGGGCCAAGGTTGTGGAGCAGTCCATCCGCAGCAAGAACTGGGACAGCGCCATGATGGCACAGGAGAAGAAGGCCTTTTACATGGCCATGGCCGATGAGTCCAGGAAGATGAAGGACCATGTCAACGGCCTCTTGGCCCGCGTCAAGAAGATGCTGCAGGCCAAGTCCGTGAAGCTGCCGCGCAACGAGCGCTATTGGCTGCGGCACATAGCCTATCTGCTGCGCCTGACGAAGACGGATGCCAAACTGGACGAAGGCGAGGAAATACCGAAGCTCGATGAGATGTTCAGGGGGCTCGAAGACAGTCTGGACATCCAGTTCACCCCGAGTGAGATTTTTGAGATCGAGAGTAAGGGGGAAGACTTCCGCGGCTACAAGGACCTCAATGCGGATCAGTTCGAAGAATGCGTCGAGGCCATGACCATCCTCTACACGACGGGCCGCGACAAATTCAAGATGAAGACCATCGGCGGCCAGACCATCGAGGCAATCGTGCAGGAGATCGTCAGCGATAAGGATGCAGATGCCTATCGGATCTGCGTCAATCGTCACCGCGTGCAGGAAGACACGGGCGGCATGGGCTGGAACGATGCCCTGGCCAAGATACCGGGGGCCGGAGAGGGCCTGGCCCGCTATGGCCAGAAAGGCCTGGCCGCCATCATCAAGCCGGAAGAACTCCTGAACGCGCTGGGCAAGAAGGCTCACCGGTATATCTACGGGATCTACGAGCGGGCAGCTGAGAAGGAGAGCCGCATGGTCAAACAGGAATTGACCGACCTGCAGAAAATCCTGTCCGGCTATTCCCATGCGGAGCGCCGTCACTGGAAGGATGCGAAGTACACGCTGACGACCGCGGACGGCAAAGAGCTCTTGTCGAAAGAGAACATCCTCTGCATGGCGCTGAACCTCGGCAGTGAGACGAACCGCCAGCGCCTGGCGGGCGGCTTGGGGATGGCTGAGAAAGACATCCTCAAGTTCGTGGAAGAGCACATGACCGCCAAGGATTGGCAGCTCGTGCAGGACATCTGGGACCACATCAATACCTACTGGGATGACACCGTGAAGGTCGAAGAGGAACTTAACGGCGTCCACCTTAAGAAGGTCGAGGCGGTCCCCTTCACCGTGACTGTAGACGAGAAGGGCAAGAAGAAGGAGCTGGAGATGAAGGGCGGCTATTATCCAGTCGTGTACAATCCGAAGAAGTCCAGCGCTGCAGAGGACCAGAATGCCAATGAGATTGCCAAGCAGAGCATGGCGGGCGCGATGGTGCTCGGCACAGGACGAGGCTTCACCAAATCCCGTTCGGAGTACAAGATCGAACGGCCGCTCCTGCTTGAGTTCCGCGTCATTCCGGAGCATACCCAGGCCGTCATCCATAACATCGCCTTCCGCCTGGCGGCCCGCGATGTCTATCGATTGGTCAATGATAAGACTTTCGAGAATCATGTCGTCAACACATTGGGCCGTGAGTACCATACCATCCTGAAGGAGTGGACGACAGATGTCTGGCAGATCGTGCAGGACAACAACAATCAGGCGGCTAATATGCTGGATACCGGATTAAACTGGCTGCGCAGCAACTCGGTCATGGCCATCATGGGCTACCGCATCTGGCCGGTTGTCGAGAACATCTCGAACATTGCGCCAGTCATGGAGAAGCTGGGCCCGTACCACACGGGACAAGCTATCAAGTCCTTCTATGGTGCAATGCTCCTTAAGAATTGGGAAGAATCAACAGAACTCTTGAAGCGGTCTGCCTTTATGCAGGACCGAATCAATTCCCTGGACCGCGACATCCGCAGTCAGCCGGGTCTCTTTGATGCCGACCATCGTGCTTTTGAATTGGTCCGCAACCATGCCTACGACTTGATGCTCTACTCTGACCTGGCACTTTCTGCACCGCTCTGGGTGCAGTCGTACCGCGATGCCTACAGCGGTAACCTTGCGGCCATCCGCAAGGAGAACGCCGAGAACCAGCAGAGCGTCCTGGCTGCCCAGAAGCAGGTCGAGCAGCTGAAGGCCGACATCATCAACCATTCCCAGAAAATCAGCGATATCCGCATGGATATGGATCGCCGCCACAGCGCAGACGAGCAGGAACGTGCGCAAGCACAGCAGTCGCCGTTTGCCGTGCACAGCGATGCCACGATGGAGCAGATGACGAAGGAAGAAGCGGCCAAGATTAAGGAAATCAAGAAGGAACTCTTCAAGGCCGAGCAGGATCTGCACGACGCGATGGCGCTGCCCATCTACACGGATACCGAGATGCTGCAGGAAGCAGAGCGCCGGTCCGTCATGGATGCTGACAAGGCCGTTCGTGACACGTTTGGCAGCGGTCGGACGATGGATCAGTCGTCTCTGCAGCGCAACAAGAACGCCTTCCTGAAGCTCGCGACGACGTTCTATAGCTTCTTCAACACGCAGTTCAACGCCATCTGGGCGAACTACCGTCATGCGCGGTTCGGCGCAGAGCCGCGCTTCATCAAGCGCTGGGCACCATTTGCCAAGTCGGCCATTTATCGTCTGATCATCATGACGCTGATCGGGAGCGCGATGAAGTTCGCACTGGGCCTCGACGGCAGTGACGACAAGGACAAGTACCGGACAGTCGTGAACCTGCAGACAGGGGATAGCGATTGGGTCGAGATTCCCTGGGACGAGCGGTTCTTCAAGGTGTATGCACAGAATGTGCTTTCATCGGCGGCGGGCGGCTTCCCGTTCATCCGCGATGTCGTCAACTTCGCTGTCTCGGCCATCTTCGATGGAAGTATCTACGGCCGTAGCGCCTCGCCTTTCTCGGTGGGCGAGCGGGCCGTGCAGGAGATTTCCAAGACCATTGACCTCATGGCCAGAAAGAGCAGCCACAATCTCGAGGTTGATGCCAAGGAAGCCAAGCGACTCCGGAACGAGGCAGAGAAGATGAAGAAAAAGAAGGGCAAGGCTCGCCGGGAATACCGCAAGAAACTCGAAGAAGATGCCAAGTACCGTCAGCCGGTCAAGCACATCACCAACAGCGAGATTGCCCGCCACGGCCTGAACGCCTTGAGCTCCCTGACTGCCGCCAGGACTGGTATCACATCAACCATGACCGACGCCATCACCGGCACGATGCAGTACCTCAACGACAGCGACAACCGCTATGATGCCGACTGGAAGAACATCATCTGGTCCGTTGTCTTCGACAAGAAGCCAGTCGAGCACGACATCCCGAAGCGCCCACCGGCAGAACCGAAGAGCAAGAAGAAAAAGAAAAAATCATAAAGGGCAGCACGCTATTCCACTTTTGATGTGGTAGGATAAGAGCATAGAGAAAAAGCCTCACGTCAAAGGACGCGGGGCTTTTTCCGTGCAGAGGAGGTGAAAACGTGATTGAAACAACCATCACGAAGGTAGTATATCAGGGAGATGGGAAAACCACATCCTTCCCATTTTCTTTTGCTATCGATGAAGAATCAAATATCGGTGTTGCTGTTTACAACAAGAGTACACAAAAAACGCGGACCTTATCATCGGATTTTTGCGTAGACACCGTAGCAAAAACCGTGCGGTATCCAGGATATACCCCCGGGCAGGAACCGCCGGCCACAGAGCAGCCGCCGGTGTTGTCAGCAGATGAGATGATAACCATCTACCGTGAGACTGAAGTTACACAGCTGACAAATTTAGGGAGCAAATATCCGTTACCAAAAATTGAAGGTATGTCGGATAAGCTCACCATGATCTTGCAAGAACTCATAGAAACATTATCCCGCGCGATAAAAGTGAATATCGGTGATCCAGAGACACCGGAAACGCGGTATATTGAGATGGAGAACTGGGTAGGAGATACCGCTCAAAATGCCAAGATTGCACAAGAATGCAAGGAAGCGGCAGCGTCGTCTGCCGATAAAGCGTCAAGCAGTGAAATAGCCGCTGCGAAAAGTCAGGGGGCTGCGGCAACCAGCGAAGCAAATGCGGCTGTCAGCGAGCGAAATGCAGCGGCCAGCGCCGAAGCGGCCAACCAATCCGCAATGGCAGCAGCGGACTCTGCACAAGCATCCAAAAGTGCGGCAGAAGAGAGCAAGATATCAAAAGATTGGGCAATCAGTACATCCTCTCCGGACGGTGCTACCGATTCGGGATCCCCGACCGAAAAGACGCAGAGTTCACGTTCTTGGGCACTGTATGCACGCTCTGAGGGGATTGCGTCCCGAGAAGCTGCTCAACGAGCGACAGGAGTCCTTCAGGACGCTGTAGCAACTGTAAAGGCAGCAATCACAGGAAGTCATAGAGTATATATGTGGTATGAGGGGAAAGGACATCCGATGATGTATGTGACGGATGTAAATACGGGGAAAAAATATGATACCTTGTATTGCCGTCTGAGTGATACCAAGCCGGAAGATGTCACGGATTTATGGCTAAAGCCGATGAGCTGATGGAGGGATTATTGTGGCTATCATAACAAATGAAACAATCCAGGATGAAAGTGGCGTACAGCAAACGGCGCATCCTCGAACAGAGGTAGATGCTATTGTCGATGTCACGGACTTGACGAAGGCTATCTTGAAATCGCCTGACGCAACGACAATATTCACGAAGCTTGGAGTGACAAGCTACGTACAAGGCTTGCTTCAGCAAGCAAGTTCCGGGGATTTTCAGTCGGCACTTGGGATTTCAGAATTTGTAAAATCCGCACTGGCCGGAGCAGACGCAGGCGACGTGCTCAATGACATACTGCCAAAAACGGCACAAGCCCACAATGGCATGTACCGCGGCAAGGACCTTACAGCATACTACAATAACGGCGGTTTCTCAAAAGCAGTCGCGGCCGGTACATTCGACGACATTTTCCCGGGTGACTACATCACAAAAACCGTGACCGTCGACGGCACGACATACACTGACGTCAAGTGGATTGTCGGCGACCTTGACTATCACCTGCACCGCGGCGACACGGAAACGACGGCACACCATGTCGTGCTTTACCCTGAGACAAATCTCGGCTCAGCACGGATGAACGCGACAGATACAACTTCCGGCGGCTATCAGGGCAGTGAGATGTGGAAAACGACGATTCCGAAGTACACTACAGGCATCGTCAACGCTTTTGGCTCAGATCATGTACTCAAGCATCGCGAGCGACTGACAAAAGCAGTCGATACAAATGCTTACTCAGCTGCGGGCGGCGTAGGCAACGGAGCATCGGTCTATGCTGACGGCGAGTGGACAGATGTCACGGTAAATCTCTTTAACGAAGCCATGATGTACGGTCACGCGCCATTTGCATCGTCTGGCCGTGATGTATATGACTGCAATAAACAGCTCGCATCATTTCGCTACGGCCAAAACTTTACACGTAGCGCGTGGTGCTGGCTCCGCGATGTAGCCAGCGCCATTTACTTCGCGAATGCGGGCAGCTACGGTGAAGCCGATTCCTACGACGCGTCCAATGTCGGCGGCGTCCGCCCATATTTCCTGCTCCGTTGACCCCCACGCCGCCCCTTTATGGGGCGGCAGATAGGAGAATGTAATGAGTGTACTGGCAAGAGAACGAAAACTCTCGAAGCTCGAATTTTACATGAATGCAAGACGGCTTTACAAGAAGCTGCTTTTTCTCATGATTCGGGATTTCGGGATGAAGCCGCGAGCGCGGCAGCCGACTTTTTATACACGCGGATGGAATGCGGAAGACCGAGAGCTGTTTGAGCAGATTGCGTCAAAATATGGACTGTCGCGCATCGTCGAAGATTATCCATACTGGACGCTTGAGATATTCCGCAATAAGCTGATTCGTCTGCTCGATGAGATGATGGAAAACATCACAAACGCTTATACAGTCTGGGCAACAACGAAAGCGGAAGCTGATTATCGCCGTATATCGCAGGATAAAGCTATCGCGGCTTGTGAGAGCTTGAAGCAGACCTTTGAATTGATAGTCGATGTACTGCCGATCAAAGTAGACAAGCTTCTGCCGTATGTCGATGCCATCGACCGAGAAATTGCGCTGCTCAAAGGATGGCGGAAAGCTGATAATAAGCGCAACAAGACCCTGAAATAATTTAGTGGGCATATGCTGATAGCGAGCGCCATTTACTTCGCGAATGCGAACAACAACGGTGAAGCCGATTACAACAACGCGTCCAATGTCAACGGCGTCCGCCCGCTTCTCGGAGTGCAAACAAGGCTATAAGCCGAAGCACCTAGCAGGGAATGAGTATATGTCCGTCCTCAGAGAAAGAGGTGAATAAAAGCCGCGACGCGATGCATCTACGGATACACGCTATCAGCGCGGCAGTAGTGTATGATAGAACGATTAGATGGTGATGCTTATATCCGTGCGTGCAAACGTCTGGAAAAGTCGGCAGGGTGGAAGTACAGCACGCAGCAGTACCTTCTGAACCGCCTGACAAACATCTCGGAATTGAAGAAGAGCGTAGACGCCGGCGCGTATCAACCAGGTAAAGGCTCAGAATTTCGCACCGTCGAGAACGGACATGAACGAATCATCACCGCAATGAAGCCGAGGGATGCGGTGTTTCAGCACGCACTTGCCGATGAAATCATGGTACCGATACTTAAAAAGTACCTGATTTACGATAGCGGTGCCAGTCTCAAAGATAAGGGCATCGCGTTTACACGGCGAAGGTTTGAAGAACATCTGCGGTGGCATTACCGGCGATATGGCACGGAAGGCTACGCGCTCATGATAGACTTCCGAAAATACTTTGATAATATCCGTCATGACAAAGCCTTGAAGCTCATTAGCGATAAGATTCCGGACAAGCAGGTCATCGAGCTTATCCGCAGGATATTCGACTCGTACAAGATTGACGTGTCGTACAGCGACGATGCAAATATCGAAAATAAAGTTTTCAATTCGCTTGAGTACCAGAAGATACCGAAAGAGCTGAAAATAGGCGAACGGTACATCAGAAAGTCAATCGGCATCGGCTCACAAATTTCACAGATTATCGGTGTATTCTATCCGACACAGATTGATACGTACTGCAAAACCATCAAACGGATACACTGCTATGACGTATATATGGATGACCGCATTGCCATTCATCCGAACAAAGAATATCTGAAAGAGCTGTTTTTCGAGATAGAAGAAATCGCGGATAACCTCGGCATCTTTATCAATCATCGGAAAACGCAAATCGTCAAGCTGTCACACGGCTTCACGTGGCTGAAAACACGGTATATCATCACGGATTCAGGCCAGATTGTCCGCAAAGCACCGCGAAAATCCGTTACGCGAGAACGCAGGGTTGTCAAGCACATGGCACAGCTCGCTGAAGATGATGTGATTACATGGACAGACCTTGAAAAGCAGTACATGTCATGGCGTGGAGCCAAGAAGCGGTATGACGTATATCATACACTCCAGAGAATAGATAAATTATATAGGGAGGTAATGGCAAATGGACACAGAAAAAGCAAATCTGATTCAGACGGAAATCCTGCAGCTGAGGAATCAGCTGAGTGCCGACACATCTGATATTGGTGACTATAGAATCATGAAAATCTATGAAGCGCGTATCAACGCGGAGCCGGACCCTTACAGCGCCGGCACCCTCATTGCGCAGCGCCAGGCTGCTCGTGACCGCATTAACACGCTGAAAAAAGAAATCCGCGAGTTGCGCGGCGAAACCGAAGAAACATTGACCGAAGAAGAGCAGAAAGCCCAAGAACTCAATGAACTCGACACTGGCTACGAGAGAGCCAAGAATCAAATTCTGATGGCCTACGTCGCAGCTGTGATGGCCGAAGATTTAGACACACAGGCATCGCTCAAAGCCCAGCTCAAAGAGCTTGATGCCGAATATGACGCACAGAGAAAGGGGTGATAATCATGGCACTGAAGTGGAAAAGAAGATGCTTCCGCTGCTTACAGTACCTGCGGGATGACGGCACTTGCCAGAATCCGAAATGTGTGCGCTACGTCGATGAAAGCGGCGCAGAGGGGGAGGCAGAAGACCAGACTGACGAAAAGAGTGCAGAGGCAAAGATGCAATCATGACTTTTGGGGATGCGCTGGAATATGCTAAAGCAGGTAGACACATCGCAAGGTCTGGATGGCTATTTCCGGACATTGTCTACGTAGAATACACGCTGGATATGTCGCCGTATTTGGTGGTCCAGACAGAAGGCCGCGCAGCAATCCCATATTTTGCGACGGATATCGACCTGTTTGCTGATGACTGGGAAACGATATGAGATGGGAGGAGGATGCCGATGAACGACATTTTATTGACATTGAAAGCATACGCGCCGGTTCGCCTCGAGTACGCATGGGGGACTATTACCGGCGCGGTGGGTACGATAGCAGGTTACATATTCGGTGCATGGAACTCGGCTATCGAGGCTCTTGTCATCACGATGATCATCGATTACATCAGCGGCATAATCGCAGCATACCTCAATCCAGATTTAACTCTCAGCAGCCAGCGAGGGTTCCGGGGTATCTTGAAGAAAATCATGATCTTGATGCTAGTGTCCTTGGGACACTTCCTCGATAACGCAGTCGGGACGCAGGTTATCTGTATGGCGGTTACATTTTTCTTTCTTGGAAATGAGGGCTTATCTGTCATAGAGAATGCGGCCAAAGCTGGACTTCCTATCCCTGACAAACTGCGCCAAACCCTGGAGCAGCTCACAGAAGAAAAGAAGAAAAGGGAGGAGAACACAAAATGAAGTACAGAAAGAAGCCAGTAACAATCGAAGCATATCAGACGGATAAAGATATGATTGTTCACACGCTAGAGGGCCCGCTGCATGCGTCTGTAGGTGATTACATCATCACAGGCGTAAATGGTGAGCAGTACCCATGCAAGCCGGATATCTTTGCCAAAACGCATGAGCCTGCCAACAGCACAGGGCTGTCTTTTGGCCAGGCTATCGAGGCAATGAAAGCCGGGAAACGGTGTAGCCGCGTTGGCTGGAATGGCAAGCACCAGTATATCGAGCTCGCCATGTGCATCAGCTATAAAAATGCGTGTGGCGAGATTGTCAATGCCGAGCACGATGCTATTGGCAACCATGCCATCGCGTTCGTCGGCACTTCCGGTGTCCAGCTCGGTTGGCTTGCCTCGCAGTCAGATATGCTTGCAGAGGATTGGCAGATTGTGAAGTAAAAAGAAGGTGCAAATAATGAAGGTCTTTTTGAATCCCGGTCATGCACCGGGCGGTGTACCGGATCCGGGTGCATGCAATCCTGTGACAGGGCTGCGCGAATCGGATGTAGCAGCAAAAATCGGCGCACTGGTCCAGAAGTATCTGGAAGCTGCCGGCTGCACGGTAGAGATGCTGCAGAGCAATGATTTGTACGAGATTACCTCAGCTTCGAACAACTGGGATGCAGATATCTTCGTCTCAATCCACTGTAACTCGGTACCGGATCCGGATGCCAATGGTACTGAATGCTGGCACTACTACTCGAGTACAGCTGGACGGACGCTGGCCAAATGTATCCAGAAGCAGATCGTGGACAGCTTGCCGGTCACAGACCGCGGGACAAAGGGAGCAGAGCCAGGCGTCAATGGGCTTTACGTCCTGACGAATACAGATGCGGTAGCATGTCTGGTCGAGACAGCATTCATCTCCAATTCAGGAGACGAGGATTTACTCGAGACGCGCCAGGACGATTTTGCAAGAGCGATTGCGCGTGGTATCACAGATTTTGAGCAGCAGGTATTTGACCAAATGTAAGTGCTATGAAGCCAATTTTCAGCAGAAAAGAACTGGATAAGATGGAGCGCGTAGCGGCTCGCGGCAAGTGGCGTGGCCTGATTCCAATCGACGATGTGCCGGCGTTTGCGGCATGGCTCGGCGATGAAAACCACGGTTGGACGGTGCAGTTGCCAGATGAGGGCGAAGTCATGCGAATTTATCGTGACGGGCTGACGCGCGTGATTTTATGGGATGGCTGCAGGACGGTATGCGAACGTCATGTCATGGCACTTTGGCATACATTTTGCTGCTTCCGGAATGGATAGGAGAATTGTGACGATGAAAGTATTTATTTCCCAGCCGATGGTCGACAAAACAGATGAACAGATTAAAGAGGAACGTTGCCGGGCTGTAAACCGAATCAAGGCCGAGTTTCATGATGATAACATCGAGATTATCGATTCGTTCTTTGAAGGTGCTCCGCATAATGCAGCTCCGCTCTGGTTCCTCGGGAAAAGTATTCAGCTGCTCAGCAAAGCAGATCTTGCTTATTTTGTTGGGGACTGGGCGAAGTATCGCGGATGCAAGGCTGAGCATTATCTGGCGAAAGAATATGGCATTAAAACAATGGAGGAGTGAGTATCATGAGTAAATGGACGGATATCCGTGACAGCATCACGAGCGTACTCAAAGTAGACGATGTGACTGAGGAAGTCAAGGAAAAAGTCTCCCAGGCCATCCTGGACGAGATCCTGCCGCCAATCGGGATGGTAGTCGATGACTTCGCGGACAAACTCAAGCAGCAGGCACCGAGCGAGACAGGCTGGTGCCGGATCCGCGACGGCATTGTGCTCCCGCTGGTCATGCAGGGTACAGTGTATGTTGTCAAGGTGGTGCTGACGAAGGCACTGGGTGCTCAGGCGAGCACTCCTGCAACAGCCTGACTTTACAAGGCAGAAGAAGTCCGATACAATAAAGACAGCTGTACGAGATGGTACAGCTGTCTTTCTCTATTATAAGGAAGTGCCTCACGACTGATGTGAGGGAGGGCTTGCCCACCGTGAGGCAGGTTTTGCCCACCGATTGCCCACCAAACAGTGGGAAGATAGATAAAGATGGATTGATATGGATTGAGATGTGTTTGCAGAATCGAACGGGGTATGAAGAGCTAACCCCAGTCGTGGCAAGGCTTTGGAGGGATAAAGATACAGATGGATAAAGAAACAAGAAACGACCTGCCGGGAATCCAGTGGTTCCCTGGCCATATGAAAAAGGCGCAGCGGTTGATCGAGGAGAATCTGAAGCTCGTCGATGTCGTCATCGAGCTGCTCGATGCGCGCATCCCGGCGAGCAGCGCCAACCCGATGCTGGCGGAGATCATCAAGGAGAAGCCGCGCCTTATCGCGCTCAACAAGTCGGACCTCGCGGATTCGGCGAGCACGAAGCGCTGGCTCGCGTATTTCCGTGCGCAGGGCATCCCGGCTGTCGCCATTGACTCGGTCAAGGGACGCGGCATGAAGCAGCTTGTCGCGAAGGCGGAGGAACTCGCGCGACCGAAGACGGACCGCTTCGTCAAGAACGGCGGTCGGCCGCGCGCGGCGCGCTGCATGATCCTCGGCATCCCGAACGTCGGCAAGTCGTCCCTCATCAACCGCCTGGCCGGCGCGGTCAAGGCGAAGGCAGCCGATAAGCCGGGTGTCACGCGCGCGAAGCAGTGGATCAAGATCGGCGCTGCGCTCGACCTGCTCGACACGCCGGGCATCCTCTGGCCGAAGTTCGAAGATCAGACGGTCGGACTGAAGCTTGCGTTCACGGGTGCCATCAACGACGATATCTACGACCGCGAGCAGGTCACGGCGCTCCTGCTCTCTGTCATGCGCCGCGATTATCCGGAGCGCCTGCAGGAGCGCTTCAAGTTCAAGGAGGATATGCCGGAAGATGGCATCGAGCTTTTAGAGGCCATCGGCCGCAGGCGCGGCTGCCTCGTCAAGGGCGGCGTCATCGACCTCGAGAAGGCGCAGAACATCGTCCTGACAGAGTTCCGCAGCGGCAAGCTCGGTCTCGTCACGCTCGATGAGGTCCCCCAGTCTGCCTCGACGGAAGCTGCTGATGAGAAGCGGGGGGATGAGGCATGA